CGGACGAAACGACCGAAGGGAGAGGCAAGCCTGTTTGTAGACAGAAGGATCTAAGGGCGGCTGCGCCGTCGCCTTGGCTATCGTAGGGCTTCCCGACACCGCAGTCAATGTCGAGCCAAAAAGATCGAACAGCCGAAACATTTTCCTGTCTTCGACTCTTTCGGTTCTTGAACGTCGCCTGTGCGAGGTAAATCTCGTGGCCCTTCTTGTCCTCCTGCAACGCATACGTTTCCGCCTCCTCGGGAAACTCGAACCAGATATGCTGAAATCCTTTGTCCCGCTTTTTAGCGACACAAATCCACCCTTCGTGAGGAAGCATTTGCCCGAACATGCGGGCTTACTTCATCTTCCCGGCAATTTTCAGACAGGCCTTCATCCTGTAAGGATCGGGCCGTCTCCTCCCTGTGAGACACCCATAGTACGTGGACCTTTGTATCGGTAGTCGATTCGTAAACGCGACGATCGTCAGCCCTCGTTTCACGCGGACGGACTCTAACTTATGGATGTCGGACGGCTCATTGCACATGGCGTGAGGCTCCTATATGAAGTACGGGCGGTGGCGGGATTCGAACCCGCTCACCCCTTCGGTTACGTGCTCTGGTTCACTGGCCCTGCGGGGCTTACCAGAGTCAATTATCGTGTCCCCACCACGACGCACCGCCCGTTTCCGGTTTACAGCCCGAGTGCCTTCGTGATCTCGTCGTCCGACATGACAGCAGCGGAGGGCGTGGCAGGAGGAGCCGCCTGCTCGGGTGTGGCGTTCGCTTTCGGTCTTCCTCTGCGGCTTGGCACCGGTTCCGCTGCCTTCTCAGGTGCGGCGAGGGTCTGAACCGCCGTCGCCTGCGGTACTGCCGCTGCCTTGGCGTCCACTACCGCGTCCGTCTTGGGCGGCGGCAACGCCCTGTACTCCAGCGGCTTCACGATGTCCGCGACCTCCTGCGACTTGCTGACGGCAAGCAGGGCTTCCTTCGCGGACTCGGGGATGAAGGCACCGACCCGGAACTGCAACACGGAGTAGTCGGCATCTTCGTCAAAGCCAACGTAGGTAATGACGTTCCCGAGCGGAACGCCCCGGTTGGTCAGGTTCTTGACATACAGGCCGAAGTTCTTCAAGCTCGCAGGCGGGATCTTGAACGAATACACCGATCCCTTGCGGAACACGGCGAGGATTTTGCTGTCCGCGCACGCCTTGCCCTTGGTGGGCTGCCCCGCCGCGTTGCGACCGGAGCCAAAAGCGTTCATCGGGCAAGTGCCGCAGGTCGGGTTGACGGGCTTGTTGACGGACTTGTCGGGGGCCACGCCGTCCAGAGAGAAGCAGTCCGGGGCGGAAGGCTCCACCTGGTTCGGGTCGTATGCCGCCTCGTAGTAGACCTTGTTCAGCCCCGGTTTGGCGGCGAGGATTACGATGTCCAGATACTCCCCCCCGGCCAGATCGTTCGGCTTGAGGTTCGTCTCGTCCCCGTTGCCGTCCACGATACGGAACCCGTTGCGCTTGATCCGGATCGACGGCGGGAAGCCGGTGGAGATGCCCTGTAGCGCGTCAGCGTTCAGCGTCTTCGCTTCGTTGATGGCGAGTGCGAAACTCGGAATGTCTTTCGGAATCTGTACCAGATCGGTGCTCATGTAGTGCCCCCCTTGGATCGGTTAGGTGTTGAGTCCTGCAAGAGCGTCAGCGTTCACCGCCGGTTTCTTCTTGTTCGGCCCGCGAGGTTTCCGCGCCGCCTTCGCCGTCGGCTTGACCGGTTTCACGATCGACCGCAACGACGCGCCGAGGTCGGCATCCGGCACGATCAGCCCCGTCTGCCCCTCCATCGGGATAATACAACGCCCACCTTCGATCAGCTCCACCTCGAATTTCATGTTCGTGCCCCCCTTAGTTATTTACGTCTGACGTTCACTCCCTCGATCCTGACAAAGTTCACCCCCGGCGGCGGCTCGTGTGTGTACACCCCGTTCCGGTCCTCCTCCATGCGGTCCTTGACGGCGGACTTACTTACCCTCCTTTCGAGCAAGTCCCAAGCCTCTGATTTCTTGATGAACCCGAGAAGCACGTCCCAGTCCGCGACCGTTGCCGATTCCCTGTAGGCGATGTAAGCCGTCCCATGCGCCGTCTTGACGCTCGTCACACCGTTTGCGTGCATGATCTCGCGGATCTTGTCCCCGATCGCATCTTGGAGGACGCTCAAGGCCGCTTCAGCATCTTCCGCCTCTTTCTTGATCTTTGCCTTCCGGTCCCGCAGTTCGATGTACTTGGCGGTCAGGTCGTCTACGTTCACAGGTCAACACCTCCTCCTGGATTGTCAGTCTGAATATGCCAGTCCCCCTTGCTTACATCGTGATCCCCTTCGTGCGAGCACTCTTCAGTACAGAGCACCTTGTAGCCCGGTTCGCAATCGTCGGGAAAGGCCCGGTCGCAAGGAGCGAGGTCGTCAATCTCGCAGCCGCACTCATTTTCGGCGGAACACAGCCCGTCGAATCCGTTATCGCGCAAAAACTTCTCGATGATCTTCTTTACGTTCATGGCGGGTCTATCCCCCCTTCGTCGTTCAGCGTATGTCCACGGTACTACATCCGTGTCTCGGTGTCAAGAATCTTCGGTGTTTCTAATGATCTCTTCGAGCCGATCAATTTCGGTTTGCAGATCAATCCCGTTTTGGATTTCGTCCAACAACCGCTCTCCGAGTTCGTCAACAGCCGATTTAAGGTCGTCGCACATCCCCCAAAGGGTCTTGACATCGCTCTTTGCTGTTTTCATCTCCGCCCCCCTTCTTTCGCCAACTCAAGAACAAGTTCTTGGAGTTTACGCCTGTCCTTCAGCGTCTGGTAGAGCCGTCTCTCCACGCTCGACCCATGAAGCATGACGATGTGCGCCGTCTTGGTCTGTCCCGGTCTCGATATTCTTGCATTCGCTTGCAGGAACGTCTCCGTGGAGGTCACAGGCGCGGCCCAGACGATCGTAGTCGCCGCTGTGAGGGTCAGTCCGTGGGCCATCGTGCCGGGATGGGCGAGGATCACTCGCGGATTGGGCAATTCCTGAAAGTCCTTGAAGATCCTGTTCCTCCGTCCCGCAGGGACGGATCCGTCTACGATCTCGACTGACCAGTGATTCTTTAATTCGTCGTAGAAACGGAGCAACGCTCCGGTGTACGGCACGAAGACGATCACCTTCTCGTCGCACTCCTCGATCACCTCCTTTAAGACTTTCAGCCGGGGGCTGAAGTCCATATCCACGACTCCGCCCGCTCCGTCGTACATGATGCCGAGGCTCGCTTGACAGAGCTTACCGAGAAGAACCCCGGCGTTGACGGCACTTATGCTCGTGCCTTGGATCTCCGTGAAACACTGTCGTTCCATTTCCTTGTAATGCTTCATCTGTTGCGGTGTGAGTTCACATTCCCGCTCCTGGTAAATCGTCGGCGGCAGGTCGAGACAGTCCTCAAGAGCGAATCGAATAGACGGCTGCATCAGTTCGTATACGCGCTCGGCGGACCCGTGCTTCGGCACCCACTTGAATTGACTGACCTGCGTCATCAGTTCGTTCTGGATGGTGCGGAAACCTTTCGTGTATCTCTCCGGCGTGAGGAGCCGGATCTGCCCGAAGCAGTCGGTCGGAGCGGTAGGCGTCGGCGTTCCTGTGAGGCCCCACGCGGAGCGGGGGATGTTCTGCCGGTTGAGAATGGCGAACATGGTCCGTGCCCTGTGCGTTCTTGCGTTTCTCGCTGCGGCGAGTTCGTCGTAAATGACATGGTTGATATCTGGTCTTTTCGCCAAGGCGTCGGCAATGATTTCGACACCGTCGTGATTGATGATGTAGAAGTCGCACTTTGGATCTTTCAGAAGTTCCAGTCTTTTCGCCCTTGACCCATGCAGGATATGGAACCTCCTATGAGGCAGGACGTGGAACAGTTCTTGCGCCCACACCCGGTCGAGGGTCGAGAGCGGAGCGACGATCAAGGTCTTCTTCACTTCGCCTTGCCGCATGAGGTAGTCGGTGGCCCAGAGAGCGGAGGCCGTCTTGCCTGAATTATGAACGACGACCCCGTTCGCCACGAAGTTATTGTAGGGCGCAGCCATGCAGATGTCGTAAACATCCGTGACCCCACCATCTTCGATAGAAACGACCTTCGATATCTTCGGCACGACCACAACGATACCGCCATTGATCGTGCGGCCCCCATCCAGTCTGGAATAGTCCGTGTGGCCCTTTGCGTGCACTCCTGCGGTGGTGAGTTCCAGATTTTCAGGACGGTTGTCCGTCTTGATTCCGTTCCTGTGGTGTACGACTACGCCACGCGCGATCGAAATACCGAAGTGTGCTTCAGCGACCAAGATGTGTTCGTACACTCGCCCTGTGGTTTTCTGCGCCCGAGGGTGGTTTGGGGCGTAAATGCGAACATATCCATCGTTATCGACGTATGGAGCGCCGCCTTTCCATGCGGGATTTTCGTCCCCCGGCTTTGCAGATAATACCTTAGCGTAGCACTTTCTGCACTGTTTCTTTGCTGAACTCCATTGGCTCGCGTATCCGACGAGACGTTCTTCCCCGCACTTCCAACATTTCACGGACACCGCCGGTCTGCCATTCGTGAGAAGAACGCCCCCAACCCGAAGACCCCCCGCTTCGATCCACTGCCCCTCTGGTTGTGCCAGACGATGATCGGAGGTACAGACCAAAACTTTTCCGTTCTCGGTGGTGATGCGGAGCGTTTGCTGGTTCCCACGAAACACCACGTCTTCGATCTGGTGCAGACCGAACCGATCGCCCTTCAAAGATCGGCACTTCCATTCGCTGTTGCCCATGCTCCACGGGCGCTTCGTAACGTTCGTCCATCGGGCATACAGATCACGTAGCGTGATCTTCCTGGTACAGCCCCGCCGGTTCGTAGAAATTAAGGCATCGCCGGAGATGCAGCCCATCCCACTGAGATTGTATGCTCTTGGGTTAGTTATTAGAAAATCTGTCATCGTTCGTTGGTGTTTATACGGAGACAGTCTTCCTGGCCAGTTGTAAGAAGTTAACAAAGATGGGACGTTGTAGCCTCTGTTACGCAACAGCCTCATCGTTGCGACGTCGTGCGGCAACGCCGCGACGTAGGACCCGTTGACCTTGGCGGTCTTGATCGTCGGGAAGACCTTCCTGAAGGCTTCAGGATCGACCAGGGGCAGGATGATGTGGTTTCGGACGACGCGAAGTTCGGGCAACACTCAACCAACCTCCGGGATTCTGAACACGCTCAGGCAACGAATGTGTTTCGTCGTCCCACAGAAGATCGGATGCCAAGCTACTTTCTCAAGCCCCTTGATTGGCCGAATCACTTGCAAATGTAGAATCCCGAGAATGGAACCGGGCAAGCAGGACCGAACCATCACCTTCAGTATCTCAGAAGGCTTTGGGCACTTTGTCCCCCACTCATCTGCGAACTCTTGGGTGTACGGCGGATCGGCAAAGGCACTTCGGTACACCACAGGCAAGTCCAGTTTACGGAAATCCCCAACGAGGTTCGCTCCTGTCCCCTCACGGATGTCCACGCGGGTTTCTCCGTCGGTAGACGCCCCGCAGAATAGATGGAGCATTGGTTCTTGTCGGTACGTGGCGCACCACTTCGGCCAGAACCGCATCGGAAATCCTTGTCCTTGCTTGGAACTGTCAGGCCATGAGCACAGCCATGGATCGAAATTGATTTTTGCCATCAGTAATAGACCTTCTTCGTCAGGAAGTAATCTAAGGCGTTCAATGCAGATTCACCATCGACTACAAATCCATAGCCTTTATTCGCGTTCACTTTCTTCAGAAACTCCATCTGCAAGGGTGTGGCGACCTTGCCCGGTGCTTTCACTTCAATTGCCATGAACTTCCCATTTGGAAGAACAGCTAACCGATCAGACACACCGCCTACCCCGTAAGGCGAAGCAGCAACGGGGAAATTAAAGATCCCGTGGTGCTTCAGCAGTTCCCGCACCTTCGCCTTGACCTTATTCTCGGGTCCGGTCTTCATTCTGTTTTCTTCCCCCCTTCTTCGGAGCGCACCGCCCACACATATAATGAGTGACGATGCACTCTTCCGTCCGCCACATAAACGAAGAGTGGCGTTCGAATATCGTAGATGGTTGTTTCCACCGCTTACTTTTGGTCAACAAGCACCCACAATTTTCACACGACGTGATGGAATCGGCACTCACAGCGGCACTCACAGCGGCACACACATGCTTAGATAGTGCCAAAATATCGCCCTTCATACGTAAATACTCTTGTTGCCTCTTTTTATTCCAAAACATAAGTGTATTCACTTCCACTCCTTCCGCCGCACGAAGTGCGCGCATTCGTCAACCGGACACCAGCCGTTGCACAGACCGGAGGGGAAACAGGGGAAGTTCTGGTCGTTCCACGCCCGCTCCATCGTCTCGATGCGGGGTAACATCTTGTTCATTACGAGCTTGGCATGGAAATTATCCAACTCGCCCCCCGTCGTCGTGTTGTCTTTCAACCAGATGTACCGGTACTTGAACGTCTTGAAGACCGGCTTCACGTCGTACTCGTTCGCTACAAACCACGCAAAAAGTTCCAACTGGGTGTTGTCATCCTTCTTCTTGCCGGTCTTGTAGTCAATAATAGTGGCAACGTCTCCATCCAGGATGAGCAGGTCGACAACGCCTCGACCGGTCCCCTCGTACCAGCCGCATGGGAAATGGTTCTTCGTGACGGCGAACTGTCGTTCGAACTGCTTCTCTCCGGGCAGTTGGCTTAGAACCTTCGCCCACGGCTCGTAGGTCGGCGGAAAGTCCTCGGGGAACGGCTTGCCGTCGCGAACTCTCTCCTCGAACGCCTTGTGAACCCTGGTTCCCCATATCTGTTGCTCTGTTTCGGCCTCGACGGTCGTGCAGTAGAACCGCTTCGCGGCGTACCGGGCGGGGCAGGATTCGAATTCGGACAGGGACGAGTAGGACCAACTAAACGGTTTGCCCTTGGCGTTCAAGACGATCATAAACCAAGGCTCTTCTCAATCTGTTCCATCTCCGCCCCCAACGCATTGAACGCTGAGTGCATTCCACGAAGGCTGTCCGACAGCGCGGCCAAAGCCCCCGACGGAGGAAGAGGTTTGGCTTCTGTGCCAGCAGGTTCCGGCGAAGAACCAAGTAAGTTCTCACGGATGAGTTTGGCTCTTCGGACAAACGACCACGCTTGTTCGGTTTTTTCCCGAGCGTCGAAGACAATCCCTTCCATCTGAGACGTTTCCTTCACACACGGCGCGTCGAGCCTTGGAATAGCCATTTTCCCCTCCTTAGTGGGTTACTTCTTGTTTCTTCTCCGTCGTCACGTCTTTCAAAAAGGCGTACATGCCGTTCACAAAGACCTCGTACTGGATTGCCATCGCCACGGACGCGGCCAGAGATACGTGTTGCAGATCGGTATTCGTCCCCTCGGGGTAGACGAGCTGGCACCCCTGCGGGGTGAAGACGATCGCCGCCATGTTCTGCTTGAGTCGGATGAGCGTTTTCAACCGGACACCTCCATGTAGGCTTCTATGAACGCTTCCGCGACCGGGGCAACGATGGCATTGCCGTAACCGCGCAGTCGTCCCACGCGGGCGGCAGCCCCATGAGCCAGCGGGAATGTGCCGGATTCAACTGCCCTGAACTTCCTGTCCCGGCAGGGGATCCAGTCAGCGTTGGACCAGAAACCGTTGACTGGGCTACATTCGCCAGATTCGGCGTGAAGTCGCCCCGCTGTTGCAGCGAGTTCTTGTTCGCAAGCGGAGACGGCCACGGAGCCAGCCGCGCTTCTTCGTACTTCGGTCGATCTCCGTTCCCCGCGAACATCGCTTGAACCAGATCGTTCTCCGTCATCATGCTTTCGGTCGGCGTCGGCCAACTCGCCAACACCGCCGTCCGGCCCAACAGCGCGTTCACTGGCACGTTCTCGCAACTCTCCTCGTCCCCGTCCTTGTGGTCCCTCGTCGTCGGAGTCGGCCACGATGCCAGTGTGCTCGCCATCCCCAACGTCATCCCGAATCCGTTGTGCCCCGGCCCGTATTTCCCTGACGCCTTGATCTCCTCGCGCCTCTCCTCCCACCGGCTGTCCGTGTCGTTCTGAGGCCCCGCATTCGGGGTGGGCCACGAAGTACAGCCGCTGCCGGATGTGCGGCGCACCGAAGCCGCAAGCTGGGGTAGAACATGACCCGAAGGTGTATCCAACTCGCTCCATGTCAGAACGTACAAGGCCGAGCCAAGTCGATCTGTTCGCGTCTTCAATCGTTCGGCGAGCTTCTGAGATAAGGCGTTCGATGCGTCCCTGCGCTTCGCAAGAATCCCTTTCGCCATATCGACAATTCTCTGTTCCCCCCAATCCCCCATCGCACTGTTCGCCGCATGGCACACTATACGAAGATTCGAGTACACATACCCCTTGCCCGGTTCCGCTCTGTCTAATGACGGGCTGTCCCAAGTGCGCCCGTCCTCCAGATTGAATTGAACCCCCGTCACTTCGCACATCCCGTTGTCGATCCGTTCCTGTATCTTGTCCAAATGCGAGTCCAGATCGAACGGCAACCCCCGCTTCGTTGATCTCATCTTCGCGTGGCGCACCAAATCCTTCGCCCGATTCTTCCTGCGGTAATTCAACTGGTATTCGTTTTCCTGCGTCCTGTTCCTTGTCCTGGTCGTCACCAAGCACATCTTGCACTGCCAACGATAGCCGCCTTTCCCATTCTTCGGAAAACCGGAAAGATCCTTCGACGTGTCGCACTTTACGCAGACCCGTTCCGGCGGCGCGGGCGACTTGTTCGCCAAAGACTGCGACAGGGCGGCACTCCGCGATGAGACGGAAGAACTCGGGCCAGAGATGCCGAGCGTCGTCGGTGCCGCCCCGTTTTCCTGCGGCGGAGAATGGTTGACAAGGGCAGGAGCCGGTCCAGACGGGGCGGTCGTCGGGCCAACCGGCCTTTCGGAGCGCGTGGCTCCACACTCCGATGCCAGCAAAGAAGTGGCACTGATCGTATCCCACAAGGTCATCAGGTCGGACTTCAACGATGCTCCTTTCATCCACTTCGCCGGGGGCGATATGGCCCTGCTTGATTAACTCACGAAGCCAAGATGCGGCTTTGGGGTCGAACTCGTTGTAGTAGGCGGTCACTTGGCCTCCCCGTAAGACTTCGAAATCCCCACTTCACACGCGACCGGCAGATCCGCGCACCAGGCAGGAGCGACGGACATCGCCGCCTCGATGACATCTGCGGCCTTCTCCGCCTCTTCTTCTTTTACGCAATAGACGAGTTCGTCGTGAACTGACATTACCGCTTTGTACGGGATCTTGAGCATGGCGTCGGTCATCACGATCCGGCTCAACGCTTGGGTCAAGTTCTCGGCCAACTTCCCACCGTAGATATACTGTTTCTCTCCGCGTTTGCCGGTGTACCGCCAGGAACCTTCGTCGTCTTTCCGCAAGTCCTTGTACTGGAGATACAGACCGTTGGGCATCAGAACGCAGTCTTTCTCCGTAGAGACACACCCGAAGCTGTGTGAAACGCCTCGGTGCATTGCGCTTAAAATTCTTTCGCACGTCTGCCAGTAATTCGGAATCCGGTCGTAGGAGTTGCGATACGTATCCACCAGATGCTTCGCCGCCGCGCAATGAACGGCGAGGGCTTCGCCCTGTAACTTCGTGGTGATTCCCTTCGTGTCCAGTTTCCCCATCCGGCCGTCCATCGTTTCGAGGTCTTCCGCCGTGAACAGGATCGGAGCCTGTCCCATCGGGCCGGTAGCGAGGATCGTTGCGAGTTTGCGCCAACCGAGAGAATACGAAAGAGCCAAAACGCAGACTTTACCCAGGAAGCGTTCGCGCTTGTCTTCCTTCGTGATGACCCTGCCGTAAATCTTCGAGGCGAACCTACAGTATACATCATCCCCGTCCCTGAACTGCTGCAATAATTCTTCTTGCCCCGCAAGCCATGCGATCATTCGGGCTTCGATCTGCGAGAAGTCGGAGACGACAAGGACATGCCCCGCAGGAGCGATGATCGCCTTTCGCAGTTCGCCTCCACGGGGGAGGTTCTGGAGGTTCAGTCCGTCCGATCCAGAGAACCTGCCTGTATTTTGTGCACCGAAGTAGTTCAAGGGCACCGGCATCGCGCCCCTCTCCGAGATGCCTAAGAACGCCTTCGTCCTCGTCTCCTCGATCGACGACTTGACCCCGAGCCGTGCGGCGGCGAGGGCCTGCACTTCTACGTTCTCATGCTCCAGCAGGGACAGCATGCCTTCATCCGTCTTGGCAAAGGCGAACGTGATCTTCCCCGTCCTGGCGGACGTTTTCGTCGGAGGCTCCACGCCGAACGCATCGAGTTGTTTCGCGAATTGCGGATTGCTCCGTAAAGACGTTAAATCACGACCTGCAAGCAACTTCTCTTGTTTTACTTGAATTTTCTGTAAATGATCAAACAAGACCTTCTCGTCGAGTTCGAGAACCGGCTCGGTGAACATCCTTAAAGTCTGGTCTATGACTTTTAGTTCAGAAGGTGCGAACTTCGACTTCATGGTCTGAAATAACTTGTACGTCAGGTCCACGTCGTTCATGCAATAAAGACCAAGGGCGACTTGTTCTTCTTCGGTCAGGTCCCGCTTCCCGGCA